TTAACTTACATCCAAGCATTAAAACGTGCTCAGAAGGAAATACAAGCACCTAGTCGTGTGATTCCGTATATGTCTTATGAGGATTGGGCGAAAGGTAAAGCAGGTTAAGGAGTGTGTTGAGAATGAGAAGTTTCATCATAGGTTTGTTAGGAATACGCAGTCCTATTGGTCGTCATCCTGATACATTTTTGTTTAAGTTGGGCGACAAAATCAGGATCAAACTGAAGAGTGGCGCAGAGTAAATGAAGAAAACAGCAGAGTATTATTTTGGCACAACTCTTGTAGCTTGGGGTCTATTGAATATTTTCTTATACGAAGAATTTCTATTAGGTTTAGTTATGTTTTGGTTGGGAGTATATAACCTCTCGGATTATTACAGAAATTATGATGAATACCATATACATCCCACACAAAATCACGCATCAAGTGACAAAAAGTAATCATGCGAAAACAGTGAGTTGCTGAGCGTTTGAATAGCTTATACATTTAATGAATTTTATGCAGAATCAGAAACGTAGATTTACCAACGGCTTTAAAATTATTTAGTTTAACATAATCAAAGTTATGGGAAGCTACGATGAATAAATTATGTATGCGAATAAGAGTGTCAATTGTGGAGAAAACTGAAAAGTATCTATAATCAATCGACAATACGCTTGCTGAAATTCTGAGAGAGTTGAAACGTCATGGACAAACGAGAAAAGCGACTTCAATCACCATGGACGGAAAGAAAATTGCGGAAGCCTTAGCAAAGGGAAATGCAAGAGCTATTCAAAGTAACACTAGGTTAATGACACCTGTAAAACTGTATACCCATATTCCGTAAAGGTGGTGGCGAATTTTGCTTTGTATTTCAAATACGAAATGAAAGGGTACGGTGATCAATCCACCATCTCGTTTAGTTAGTGCGTTATCTAACTGGTCATGAGCATGACTTTAAAAGGCTTATTTATTTTGCACTCATAGGCGCGAACTATAAGGGCACAAGGAGGAACTATTAATGACTTTAGAAGAAATTAAAGCTTGGCTTTTAGCCAACAAAGATAATACAGATGTAAAAACGTATCTCGGTGAACTTTCAACGCCAACAGTTGAAGGGGTGGAAGGGTTCATAGACACGGATGCAGGAAAGAAAGTGCTTCAACCTCGTTTAGATCAGAACTTTACAAAAGGCTTGAATACGTGGAAAGAAAAGAATCTAAATACGCTTATAGAGGATGAGTTAAAAAAACGAAATCCTGACAAGTCACCAGCTGAAATCGAGATTGCTCAATTACGTAAGGAAATTGAGGATGAGCGTAAAGCTGGGAAGCGTGAAAAGTTAATGAACACAGCAATTAAACAAGCAAACGGTAAAGGTTTGCCTGTTGACTTACTAGATTACTTTGTAAGCGACGATGAAGAGAAAACGTCTGCTAATCTAGCGAAACTTGAAGAGGTTTATACAAAGGCGGTGCAATCATCCGTGGACGCTAAGTTTAAAGCTGGTGGCCGTAACTTCAACAATGAAGGTGGTACCAATAATACTGACGCAGGTGCTTATGGCAAAAAGATTGCAGCTAATGCAGCAGGAACAAATACAGGGCTTGAAGAAGCTCGTAAATCTTATTTTGAATAAGGAGGAAACATTCAATGGCTAAATTTGTAGAAACAGTTTATACGAACACAAAAAGTATTGTAAAATTCCCGGATCATTACGTTAACTTAGCGGTCACAGTTTCGGATGCAGGTGTAGTAGCAAATGCAGACGGTAAAAAGGTAGTACCTGCAGGCACAATTCTTGGTGGTGGCTTCTTATTAAGTGAATCAGCTCTAGCTGTTAAAGCTAACGACCTAAATGCGGAAGGTGTCCTTTTTAATGACACGGACGTAACACACGGACCAGCTTCAGGAGCAGCATTGATTCACGGTTTTGTTGCTTTAGATAAATTACCAGAGGCACCAGTTGCCGCTGCAGTAACAGCATTAAAACAAATTACATTTGTGAAATAAGAGAGGATGACGATAAATGCCAACAATCTTTGATTTAGTTAACGCACAAAACGTTGCGACGTACTACCAAAATAACCCATTAAACACTGCTCCATATTTAGGGGCTACTCTTTTCCCTGCTAAGAAACAACTTGGTTTAGACCTTAGCTGGATTAAAGGCGCAAACGGTCTACCTGTTGCGTTAATGCCATCGGAGTTCGATGCAAAAGCGACTGTTCGTGATCGTATCGGATTTAGTAAAGTTCAAACGGAAATGCCTTTCTTCCGTGAAGCAAAACGTATCGGTGAAAAAGATCGTCAAGAATTAAACCGGTTACTATCTTCTAACCTGGGTGATGCAGTTGATTCACTAATTGCAAACATCTACGACGATGCTGCTGACTTAGTGAAAGGCGCCTTAGTGCAACCAGAACGAATGATCATGCAATTATTGTCTACGGGTAAAATTGCTATTACAGCTAATCGCATGAACTATGATTATGATTACAAGATGCCTGAAGGGCACAAGGAAGAGTTGCTTACAACTGCTCGTTGGAGCGATTCTGCTTCTACACCTATCCAAGACATCATTTCTTGGCAGGACCTTATTGAAGACGATACAGGGTCACGTCCTACTAGTGCCATTTTGACTCGTAAGACGTTTGGTTACTTACTGGCACACGATAGCATTCGTAAAGACCTTAACCCGTTAGGCTCCCAAAATATTATTTTGACGGATTCAATGGTTAAACAATATTTACTTAACAAGTTAGGTTTATCTGTTGCAGTTTATAACAAAAAATACACTGCAGAAGATGGCACATTGAAAAACTTCTATCCTGATGATTACATCACATTGATTCCGGATGGTGGTCTTGGTAACACATACTACGGTACAACTCCTGAAGAGTCTGATTTGATGACTGGTGAAACAAATGCAGATGTAAGCATTGTAAATACGGGTGTTGCAATTACCACAATTAAAGAAGCTCATCCAGTAAACGTTCAAACTATCGTCTCTGAGATTGTATTACCAAGTTTCGAGAATTTGAACAACATATTTGCAGCTAAAGTTAACTAATTAAGGGGATTAATTTCCCCTTATTCATCTTTGAAGGAGGACGAATACATGTCAAAAGTTCAAGTAACATTTAATCGCAATGTGAAATACGGAAACGACCGATATGCGAAAAACTCAAAGGCTTCAGTTTCTAAACAAGATTATGAAGAGCTATTAAAATTAGGTGTTGTTGGTGAAGTAGAAGACCTTGCAAGAGATGTGGACTATTTAACACTTTCACGTGAAGAATTACGCAAAGTGAAGAATGATGATTTAAAAGCATTCCTTGATAAAGAAAGCTTAGTCTATGATTCCGCCTTCACGAAAGAAGAATTAATTAGCGTGATTTTAGGTGAAGTGGAATGACCACTTATGTAAAATCTTCTGACAGCGTGATTAATGTCGTCGACGCCAACGGTAAAGCCCAACAAGTTACACAACGTGTGTTTGACACTGTGTATCGTAATCAAGGGTACAAATTAGCAAGTGCAGAGGTTATGGAAGCCGCAACTAATGAAGTGGATTATTCTACATCGTCTCGTGAGGAATTAGAAAAAGTAAAAAATGACGACTTGAAAGCCTATCTTGATAAAGAAGGACTAGAGTATGAATCAAAAGCCATTAAAGAGAATTTAATAAACGTAATCCTCGGAGAGTAGGGGCACTATGGAAATCACACCTACACCATTAGAAATTGATGAAATTAAAACTATACTCGGTTGGAAGGGTACNGATTCAGACGAGTTTATAAGCACGATGATTCCGTTGCTTGTTGATCACGTTACTGAATATTGTAATAACCCTTTAGGGCAAGACCTAACACCTCCTGCTAGGTTGCCAGGGGGCGTTCGATTGTTTATCGCAAAAGCCTGTGAACACAACAAGCAAAAAGTCGGATTAAAATCGAGGACAATGGGTTCTGTATCATACTCATATGATATGGAATTCCCTTCTTCTTTAATGACGTATTTACGTCCGTATCGGAAGGTGAAGTTCCATGCATCAAGATGAATATCCTCACGCAGTTGTGTTTCAAACGTTAAATAAAGTCTCGGATGGCGCTGGTGGATATATGCAATCATGGGTTGAAGTTACTTCTATTAAAGACTTCAGTGGCTTCTTAGATACACCTTTAAGCCGTGAAATCTTTACAGCTCAAAAGCTATCCAATCCTTTAGATAGTAACCTTTACTACCCATATCGTACTGATATTAACGAAAAGATGCGATGCATATGTGAAGGTGACACCTATGAATTAGTAGGTAAGCCTCAAGATCAAGGCGGACAACATGAGG